AGCCGAGCGTCGAAAAGACACCGGCCTTCTGCAACGAATCGCCGTGAATTGCTTCCACCTGAGCTTTGATGAAGGATTTCGCGATGGCTTCGCGTTCCGCCACTTCGCCCATAAACCGGCCCATCCGCTCCTCAAACCCAGGAGTACTCGGATTCCCCTGCGGCAAAACCGGAGGAGAGGCTTTGAAAGTTTCGAGCCGGGTCTTCTCGCCGTTTTCGAGCGAGGCATTCCAGGCTTTGCGCATCTCACCGACATTGTTACGGACAATCTGATACCGATTGTCCGGCAGGATGTTGTTGAGAGCACCACGTCCACTGTATTGATACGTTGACATTTTAATTCTCCGTGAAATTGGAATGATTACTACTGAAGGAATGAAGAAATGCAGTGGCCGGTAAGGGGATGGTTACCGAGACCGGCCACGAAGAACGAGGGGTTGGCGCGTAGCCTAGGGCGAGACGAAAGATTAGATGCCGACGTCGGCAGTCGCAGTCTTCGTGAGAGTAGCGGCGGGAGCCGGGCCACGATTGACCAACTCCAGACCGGCACTCTTGGCTGGAGCGGCAGCCGTGCCGGGAGCCGGGGTGCCGGAAGTACGAGGAGCAGCGAGCATGTCCTCGACGCTCTTTTGCAGCTTGGCGGAATTCTCGTTGCTGGTATCGATCGACTTCTTCAGATCGGCCAGAACACCGGCCAAAGTCGGATCGACGGCGGGAACGGCAGCAGCGGCAGCAGCCGCAGGACTCGCGGGTGCAGCAGCAGCGGCTTTTGCGGCAGCGTCCGCAGTTGCGTCAGCGGCTGCTTTAGCGGCAGCGTCGGCAGCTTTCTTGCCGTCCTTATCGTCGGCATCGTTGTCACAGTTGTCGGCCATGGCTTTGCAGTGCTCGGCCATCGCTTTGTGGCACTCGTGGAGCTTCATGTGCTCCTTGTGCAGACCGCCATGCCCAGCCCCGGCAGCCTTGTGAGCCTTGTGAGCCTCTTCCATGTCCTTGTGGGCTTCGGCGATCTTTTCATGGTGAGCGGCGATTTTCTCGTGATGCGCCGCCAATTTCTCGTGCTTTGCGGCCATCTTGTGGAAATGCGCTTTCATCGTGTGCCCTGCTTTTGCAAGGTCAGCAAGTTCTGCCGCGATATCGAGGACTTCATCTTCCATTGCGTTTTCTCCTTTGAGTAATTTAAGTTCTTCTTGCGCTGCCTTGAGAGTAGGAATTAGTTCGGACGATTCTTCCTCAACCATGTCCTTGAGGATTACAACCAGATGTTCGATCGCTGCGGCGAGTTCGACAGCTAAAGCGTCGTCGCGATCGTCTTCCTCCCACGTAGCCTCCATCAGGCAGTTGTAATAAAGGTAAGAGAGAGTGGAGAGAGTTTCGGCGAGGATGCCGATGTCCCACATGGCCTTTTTGACTTCGTCGCCGTCGTAGGACTTCTTGAGAGCAGCTTTGACGAGATCGCAGAACGCGGAGGCGGCAGCTTTCTCACTTTCTACGTCGATGCCATACTTCTTGGCGGCAGCCACGATCTTCGCGTGGACCGATTCCTTCTCGTCCTCCGGAATACCCTTGGTCTGGTTGAAGCGGGCCAGGGCATTACGCACGTGCCGCTTGGATTTCTCCTCGCTAGAAAAGTGGATCGGTAACTTCCAGGTCGAAGGATCATCCTTATCTCCTACATAAGCGAATGCGCTTGCGGGGAGGTCTTCGCCAGCAACACGCTTGGTCTTGGCGTCCTTGAGAAGGATGACGGACTTGATCTGATCTAACTGATCTTGAGTAAATAAGGCCATAGATGAATCTCCTTCTGGATGAGCAGCCGCCGCGAACTCCTGTGCGGTCTTCTTGGCATTCGCTGCGATATCGTCAAGGACAGTTTCCGGACTGCGGCGGAACTTACGGAGTTCGACGGAGCCGTTGGCCTTCACGTAAGCAAATGTCGCGTCAGGATTCGCCGGGTTATCGACATAGGAAACCTCGGAGAGCGTGAACCAATAGCGCTCGTATTTGCCTTCCTTTTTGACTTTGGTGACACGACCGCCGATCGAGTAACCGGTAAGGAAGCCGCCCTGGAGCATGTCCCACACTTCGTCGTTGATGGGCTCTGATTCGAGGTAGACTTCCTTCGTCTCATCGCGGAAGTCAATACGGGTCGCTTTGCCGCCAACATCGCCGACATTGTGCTGGATACGAATGTTACCGAGAGAGACGGATTGACCAGCAGCCTGCGTCCGCTTCATGAAGTCTTCCGACCATTGAGTGAACGTCTGCTTAGAACCCTCGTAGTCGGCGATCTGATCGTCGCAGTCGACGGCCTCAGAAGTAGCGAGACCATAAACTTTATGTGTCGCTTCGTCGACCTTGACCAAACGGAAGTTCTTCTTGATCGGCGAGCCGACGAAGAGATGCTGTGGAAGGGCAGACGATCCAGGTGCCACCAGAGAAGGTGTCATAAGAGTTGAGGAAATACGAAGAGTTTGAGATTATGCGGTTACCGCACCGCGCTCGACGAGACGAAGAGCTTTCTCGCCGGGAGTGCCGACAGGAGATGACGGCGAGCCATGATCGCCGGAGTCACCGCCGCCAGGAGTCGCCTGGAACGTCTTGCCGATTTGCATCCAGCCATTCGCGGTAATGATGCCGAGTTCGTCGGCTTCGGGCTCCGGACGCGGATCGTCACCACGAAGCTCACGGCGTTCGTTCCAAGAGTAGCCGCCGTTCTTGACGTAGCCGACATCGGTTTCCATGAGCTTCTTGATGTCGGACTCGCGTTCCTGCTTGAAGGTGATCTCGTAGTCGGTCATCATCATGTACTGCTGGATGATGCGATTGAGGATAGACTGGAGCCAGATCACCCAAGGAGTGATGCCCTCTTCTTCTGAAGCGGTTTGATTCGACTCCGAACTGGCGCGGTTCATCATCTTTTGCAGGCGCTGCGGAGAATCACCATAAGCATAGGCGACTTTGCGGATATGCACGTCGTCGAACGGGTCGGCGAGCAACTGTTCTTTGGGGAACAGAATCTGATCAGGCTTACCCTCTTTCTGAAAGCCTTGCAGGATCGTCCATTGACGGCGACGGGCTAAGTTACCAGCGAGAACCGCGTTATTCGCCGTCATCGCTTCTTTGATCTGATCCGGATTGATGCCGGGAGGGGCAATCTGGATCACGTCAGGAATCGAGCCGGACGTGTAATACGCCAGTGTGAAGTTCAGACGCTCGATGCCGATTTTGATCTCAGGCGCGATCGATTCCGTGGGGGACATTCCATACAGATATGAGGAAATCGTGTCACGCGGGACGATATTGCGCACGCCGTAGAGTAATTCGTCGGTCGTGAAGTCGACGCGCGGCTGCCCGTACCAAAGTTGCGTGTAGGCTTTGCCGGGCGGTAGAGGAGTCAGACCGCGTTCGTCGATGTAACGCGAGATGGAAGCGCCGTCGACCGTACGAACGGCAGCAACTTTGCCGCGTCCGGAACGCTCAATGAGACAAGACCCAGCGTCGATCGTGAGCAAGTTCTCGATGAGACCACGTGACCATGTCGCCCAGTCGGTAACACGATCCGGATACTCGAAGAAACGAGAGAGATTGACGATATTCTCGTCGCCCTTTTGGCGCTTGGCGCGTTCTCGCTGCGTTTCGCCGGGGATCGCCTTGAGGCCGACCGTCCATTCGGTCTGACAGACGATGTCCTTTACGTTATCGATACAGATACGAGCGAGAGGATAAGTCGCGAGAGAACGAAGTTCTGAGGCCGTATACTCGGCGTCCGGGCGAGCCGTGAAATTGAGGTTCTGCCCCTCGAAGAATGGAAAGTTGAGCGGCTTCGATCCGGGAGGTCCGAATGGCTTGACCGGCTGTAAAGGATTCGGCCACGCAGACGCTGGAATGGACGCGATAGATGGAGTCTGATTGCTCGAAGGATAGAGCGCCTGTTGGGCTCTATCGGTGAGCATACGAGCCATCGTACCGAGGTTGAGAACGCGATTACCAGCCATGATAGGTGACGGTTTAAGTGAGAGAATTCAATGACGGAAAGAGCACTGAAGGATCATCGCCCTTAATGACAGTTGCTTCGTGCCAATTCGCACCGCAGATGTTACACGTGTGCCGGATTACTACGCCAGGGGCAGTCGCCTCAATCATCGGAACACATTCGATCTTGCCGGATGCGTTGCCGCAAGCCGGGCAATCAGTGTTAGGGCTGATTACCCGGTGCGGCACGGGGGGCTTATAAGAAGGCGGCGGCGGAACAAACAGCCAATAGAGCGCTAACCACGCGTCCCAGAGAGATTTCTTGATCCAGACCCAAAGCACGTTAGAAACCCCAGGTCAATACGCAACGTGTCGGGCAGCCGATGACCATCGTGCCTGTGACGCCAGCACCACCAGCCTGCACCGTAATCCCATTCGGCATGGGGCGACACGCATTCGGAATGATCGGCGTGAAGAACCAAGTGCTGGCGCTCCCTGAAGCCCCCAATGCATTATTGAGCCACACCACCGGAGTCGCCTGCCGATCCTGTACAGAGATAGTCTGGCCAGTCGCCGTGAAGTCGGCATAACACACGTAGGCATTCTGCTTGATGACATCAGTGGCCGAAGTCGGGATTGCCTGCGGACGAACGACGACGAAATTGGTCAGTTGCGGATAGCCGTTCTGCGCATGCGTGCTATCCGGCATCGTAAGCATCGCAGCGAAGATGACCGCGATCACGATCGAGAGGGTATAGGCCACTTTATTTCTTTTCATCACGATCCTTCTTTCTTTGCTGGGTCTGCTGGGCAGGAGTTTCGGGTACGACTGTAGGCTTATTCAGAGCCGTCAGCATATCGCGGATCTCGATCTGCACGGCGAGGTTCTTTTCGAGTAGCCCGGCCAGAATCATGAAATAGCGCTCCTGGAGCGTACCGGCTGTCGTAGTATCGATCCCGTAGGGGCGGTTACGCTCGGAGGAGGACGCTTCCGCCCCGTTCAGGACTCCCTGCAAGGAATTTGGTGTCATGATGCTCTCTTGAGCCACTCGCCACGTGACGGAGCAGCATCGAATTTCGTGTGATCGACGCGATGCCCACATTGGTTGCACTGGATCATCGCTCCGATACGCACGATGCAGGTTGCGCCACAAGCCATGCAACACTCTTTGACAATCTCGCTGACCCGGCGCTTGATCGTCTCTATCTCTTGAGCCCGCGCCATAGTCATAACAGGCGCGCTACCCAAGATCGGAACGCCCTGCTCTTTTAGTTCGCGGACATACTCGACGAGACCAAGAACCTGGATACCGGCGAACGCGGCGTACCAGCCGATGACCAGTG